CCGTAAGTCATTCTGTTCACGTATGGGTGGTATGAAAAAGCGTCTAACATCTGCTAAGACAGCAAGAGATCCTGATTCACGTATCAATAAGGCACTACGCCGTTGGAACTGTGAGGAATCTGTAATCAACGAATTAAGAGACGAAACATATGGGTCATACATTGCAAAATCCTCTAAGTCTCGTAAGAAGTCATTAGTTGGTCCTAAACCAGATATTAAGACCTGGTCTAAGAGAGAGCATGGTATCAGAACTGCTATCAAAAAACTTACAGTTGTTAAAGAATCAAACCATAAACATATTCATATAAATAAACCAGATACTAAAAAAGATCCTGGTGCTGAAGGATTAACTCACACAATCTATGAGGTAACTAAAATGGAAAACAAAGACCTTATCAATGAGGCTCTTACTAATATCCTTGAGAATAATCTAGTAGATATGAAAGAAAATCTATTGATAACTCTACAAGAAAAAGCCATAGAAAAGTTGGAAGAGCGTAAGAAAGAAATCGCAGCCAACTATTTTGCACAGTAAGGATTAGATAATGAAAACACTCAAGCAGTTACGTGAAGAACATGAAAGTAAATATGTGCCTCAGACTGTCAGTTCTGAGCAAATAGTGCTTGAGTCAAAATCTAAATCTTTAATGAGACCTGACACACCATCTGTTAGTCAGATGCCTTCTTTGTTGCTATTCAGAAGAATAACTTACAGATTGTATCCTAATAAACAAGTAGTTGCACTTTACTACTCTAAAATGGTTGATAAGTATCTATCAATCCCATTTGGACCAACAGGTAATCTTAATCTATCCGAATCTAAAATATATGATACACTTGAAGAATTGGAAGAAGGTGCAAAATGGGAAGCAATCAAAGGTGGCACAAAAGGCGGACTTCAAGGTGCTGCAAAAGGTTTCTTCAAGGGTGCTGCTATTGGTGCTGAACCAGGTGCTGCTATTGGCGCCGTGGTTGGTGGTGTAAAAGGTGCCTATAAAGGTGCTAAGAGAGGTCTCGAAAAAGATAGAGAGCAGAACATAAAAGAAAGTTTTAAAGATAAGTTAGCCCAACTAAGAGAACAAAAGCAAGAAGATGATGACCCATATGGCGTAAAAACCGCAATCTCTTTAGTTCCTGGTGCGGCCGCTTATCAAAAATATACAGAAGGTGATTATGCTGGTGCAGCAAAAAGTGCTGGATTAGACCTTGCGATGGCAGGAGTAGGTAAAGCAATTGCAGCAGGAACAAAGTTTGCAAAACCTTTTATAAAAAAAGGTTTAAGTAAGTTTAAAAAAACACCTAAAAGTTCTGAAGAAGTTGCTAGAGATGCTTCTTCAATGGCTAAGTCATCAGCACCTAAACCAGCATCAACTGCTGCCAACGCTGCCAAAAATGCAACAAAGTTAGGTTTGGCCGGCGCTGCTGGTGCGGCTGCTGGTGCAATAAAAGATGCTTTAACAGGTAAAACTGGTGAAGTTGCAGCACAGTCTAAATCTGCCAGCACAGAATTAAAATATGATAGACCTAGAGTAAAAGCAGCAAGCACTTGGAAAAAAGTTGATGATCCTGTAACTGCTTCTAGATTAAAAACTGCTGATTTGAAAACACTCTCTACTACCAAAGAGAATAGAATATCTGATATCAAAAATATGATATCAGAAAACATTGAGTATAAAGACATTGAAATTAATGGAAGATTAATTACACTAAATACTACAATGGCAAAAAGAATACTTGAAGTTTATGATTCGGTCAATACCAAGAACAAAAAGATTGTTGAAGGTATGTTGAATGAAGACCTTGAGTCCTTCAAGAAACTATTAAATTTCTCAATTAGGAACTAACGATGGCAAACGTATTTAAAGAACAAAAGTTAGTCGATAGCAATAAACATACTGTTGTGAAGTATGTTGGTACTGTTGATACCAATACTTCAAATGCTATGTTGTTAACCGCAGCAAATCTTGCTTTTGCTCTAACAAGTAATGGTAATTCTGTTTTAACACCAGGTGATTGGGGTAATACAAAATCAAACTATAGAACCACAATCAAAAGGATTTGGGGTCAAGGTCAGACAAAATTTAATGGTTACCTTACTCTATCTTGGGGTAGTAGATCAAACACAGAAATTGTTACGTTTGGTGATGGCCAGTTTGATTATAATTTTGATTCAGAAGGACTGTCATCCGCTATCGGAGTACCTTCAGGTATTTCTGCAAATGGTGATCTTTTGATAACCACTACTGGTGTTGTTGCAGGCGATGCATTTACACTATTCATTGATCTTAAGAAAGATGGTCGTGACTTTGATCAAGGTCAGGCAAGAGATCCAGCAGCATTTAACTACGGAGCATACTCCAAATGATTAATCTAGTAGAAAGCATCATGGCGGATGATCTATTGTCTGCATCAGAAATCTTTGAGAATAGACTTGCAGCAATCATGGAGAAGAAACTCTATGAGAAAAAGAAAATGATGCAGGCTGAGGTTTTTGGAGGTTTGTCACTAGCACAGATTCAAGCCAGAAAAGAACTTGGATGGAAAAAGGCTGCTGATGTTCTAGGTGATCCTGATGTTATGATTAAATCAAAAAAATCAAAATTACAAAAAAGACCTAAACCTATTAAAAGAAAGAAAAAAATTATCGAAGATATTAATAGAGATGAAGTTGAAGCGGAAAAGGCGAAACTAATAGCAAAAGGTATGGCATATCCAGAATATAACTTTGATGCTAAAAAAGAAAAAGCAAAAGCGGATAGTTTAAAAAAAGTTTTTGGTGTCGGAATGAAATCCGATAACATTAGAGGAAACTCACCATCCGCTATGTTTAAGAGATTTAAATCACGTATGTCAGATAAAATAAAATCTACTCTTGATAAAACGCCGGCGGCGCCTGGATCAGCGGTTGTTAATACTACTAAGTATATTGCAAAAAAAGTTCCTGGTGCCATTGGTCGTGTTGCAGGTGAAATCGCCAGTTATAGTAACTTAGAAGAACAAAATAACTAAATAGGTAAGTAAATGAAACTTATTAGAGAAGACATTCAAGACGTTCAGTACCTTGTTGAATCTGATGGTAAAGGTGGTAAAAATCACTTTATCACTGGCATCTTCATGCAGGCTGATAAACTAAATCGTAACGGACGTATCTATCCATTTCATACACTAAGTAAAGAAGCAGACAGATATAGTCGTGAATACGTTGAAAAGAACAGAGCATTTGGTGAACTAGGTCATCCAGAGAATCCTCAAATCAACCTAGACCGAGTTTCGCATATGATTACCAAGTTATATGCAGACGGCAAGAATTTTATTGGTAAAGCAAAAATTTTGGATACTCCTAACGGTAAAATTGTTAAGAGTCTATTAGATGGTGGTGCAAGTCTTGGTGTGTCAACTAGAGGCGTAGGGTCTCTAAGACCACATAATGGTTACCAACAGGTACAAGACGACTATAAGTTAGCAACAGCAGCAGATGTTGTAGCTGATCCTAGCGCACCTGACGCATTTGTGCAAGGCATCATGGAAGGTAAAGAATGGGTGTTTGAAAACGGTAAGTGGAGAGAGCAAGAATATTATCGTGCTAAGAAACTTATTAGTGAGGCATCAAAGAGTGAAATTGAGTCTGTGGCTCTAAAGATTTTTGAAAACTATATTTCAAAATTGTAAAAATACTAAATAGGTAAACTAAAAAGGAGTATATCCAAAATGGCATCATTAACAGAAACAGCAAAGGCTGTGCTAGAGGGTAAGACTCTACAGGAAGGTTATGGAAGTTCACCTTATCCATCAGTGGGTAATGGTGGTACATCAAATCCAGATCCTGTAGATCCATCTACCGCTTCCACAGGTAATGCTAAAACACTACGCCCTGGTTCAAAAATGAAAGAAGATCGTAAGCGTCCACAGAATGGTGCAGGCGCCGCTGATAATAGTTCATTAGAAAACCAGCAGATCGATCTTGGTGGTCAGACACCAACATCATTGCCATCAGGCAATCTTGGTGCTGTCGCTGCATCACCAGTTGGCAAAGATTCATCACGTTCTGGTCAAGCATCTGTCAAGTCAGAGCCTACAAAGAAACTTTCTGCAATGGCCGAAGAGATGGAAGATGAATCAGAAGTCTTTGAAGAAGAAACATCAATGAGCATTTCTGATCGTGTTAAGGCACTCAAGGAAGCCCGTAAGCATTCTAAGAAGGATGAAGACGAGGATGAGAAGCACGAAAAAGAAGAGAAGCATGAAAAGATGGATGAAGAACTAGAACTTTCCGAAGAACTAGAAGACTTCATTGCAGAGGCCATCGAAGCAGGTCTTAACGAAGAAGAAATTCTTGCTGCCATCGATGAAAACTTTGAGTTCATTTCCGAGGAAGAAGAACTTGAAGAAGAATACGAAGACGCTCTTGATTCATACGAAGTTGACATGTCCGAGCATGTTGAGGCACTTCTAGAAGGTGAGAATCTTTCTGAGGAGTTTCATGCTAAGGCCACCACAATCTTCGAAGCCGCTGTAAAGGCAAAGTTAGAAGAAGAAGTTGCTCTACTAGAACAGGCATATGCCGAGACGCTAGAAGAACGTGTTTCAGAAATAATGGAACAACTATCAACAGACGTTGATAACTATCTAAACTACGTTGTTGAACAGTGGATTGAAGAAAATGAAGTTGCTGTTGAATCTGCACTACGTTCAGAACTAACAGAAGATTTCATTTCAGGTCTACGTTCTCTATTTGCAGAACACTATATCGATATTCCAGAAGAAGAAGTTCCTGTAGTTGAAGAACTTTCAGCATCCGTTGAGGAACTAGAAGCAAGACTTAATGAAGAAATTGAGAGAAATGTTGCACTAGCATCAGCACTCAATGAATCACGCAAGATTGAACTCGTTTCTGCTGTTTGTGAAGGTCTTACATCAACTCAGACTGAAAAACTAAAAGGTCTAGTTGAGAATGTTGACTATACAAACGATGATGAGTTTGTTGAAAAGATTTTAACACTAAGGGAGAGCTATTTCCCAACTGCTGTTAAGAATAATGAAGATGTTCTTGACCGTGTTGACACCGCCAAGGCACCTGGCATGATTAATGAGTCCGTTGAAAACCTAAATGGTCCAATGGCTAATTATGTCAAGGCAATTGGCAGAACTCTTCCAAAGTAATTTAGTTAAACAAAGAAAGAAGGAAACTAAAATGTATCTTACAGAAAATCTAGAGTCAAAGTGGTCACCAGTTCTCGACCACGACGGCCTAAACCCAATTAAGGATTCATATCGTCGTGCTGTTACTGCCGTTATTCTTGAGAATCAGGAAAAGGCAATGGCAGAAGAAGGTCGTCAGCTAAACGAAGCAGCGCCAACTAACGCTGGTGGTGGTCTAGGTACAGGAACAAACGTCGCATCATACGACCCAATTCTTATCTCCCTAGTTCGTCGTGCCCTTCCAAACCTAATTGCTTATGACGTTTGCGGCGTTCAGCCAATGACCGGTCCAACCGGCCTTATCTTCGCAATGCGTTCACGTTATAAGTCAATGAGCGGCACCAATGCTGGTGTTTCTGGTTCAAACGAAGCACTATTCAACGAAGCCAATACAGCATTCTCTGGTCAGAATAATGCATTTGGTTTCACAAATGTTGGTTCACATCCAGATGCAAACAACAACCCATTTGCTGATGCTACACTAGCTGCTAACTCCTATCCAACAGGAACAGGTATGTCAACAGCACAGGCAGAAGCACTTGGTGACGCTGCTGGCAACATGTTCAACGAGATGGCCTTCTCAATCGATAAGGTTACCGTTACTGCTAAGTCACGTGCCCTCAAGGCAGAATACACCACTGAACTTGCTCAGGACCTTAAGGCAATTCACGGCCTTGATGCTGAGACAGAACTAGCAAACATTCTCTCAACAGAGATTCTTGCTGAAATCAACCGTGAAGTTATCAGAACAATCTATCGTTCTGCTACTCTCGGTGCTCAGTATGGTGTTACAACTGCTGGTACATTCGATCTTGACACCGACTCAAACGGTCGTTGGTCAGTTGAGAAGTTCAAGGGTCTCATTTTCCACATCGAGCGTGAATGTAACGCTATCGCCAAGGCAACCCGCCGTGGCAAGGGTAACGTTCTGATCGTTTCTTCAGACGTTGCATCTGCAATGGCTATGGCCGGTGTTCTTTCATACACCCCACAGCTATCAGCCGACCTAACCGTTGACGATACTGGCAACACCTTCGTTGGTATGCTACACGGCCGTATTAAGGTTTATATCGATCCTTACTTCGGTGGTTCAGCAAACGGCGACGAACTAGTTACCGTTGGTTATCGTGGTGCATCACCATTCGACGCTGGTCTATTCTACTGCCCATACGTTCCACTACAGATGGTTCGTGCAATCGGTCAGGATACCTTCCAGCCAAAGATTGGCTTCAAGACACGTTACGGCATGGTTGCAAACCCATTCGCAACTCTTGCAGGTGACGGCGTTGTTGGTACCCGTGATGTTGCTAATCAGGCAAACATCTACTACCGCATTTTCAGAGTAAGGAACCTTACATAAAATCAAATACTTATACACACTTATAAGTGTATAAGTCAAACTGGGCGGGGGTTATTCCCCGCCCTTTTTTGATGACCAAAACTTTTCTTTTCTTCTTTTACTAACCGACTCTGCAATCTTTCGTTTTGTTTCTTCACTCATAACTCTTGGATTCTCAGCAAGATACTTTTTAGCACTTTCGCTCATTTTCTTTTTTGTTTCTTCGGTTCTTTTAGCACCGGTATTTGCCTGTACCATACATTCCACTCTACTTCTTCTTTCCTCAGGAGTCATAGCGTCAAATTGCTTTCTTTTAGTTTCTTTCATTTTCTCAATAGCGGTTTCATTTAGTGACTTGGCATACATCTGGTTATAACCATTAGGCCATATAGTATCAAAATCGTGTATGTAATGGTTTTCCATAAAATCTACAAATGTTTGTTCTGGACCGTCCCCTAATTCATCCAACACCTCATAGGTAAAAGAATCCTCACCATACTTTCTTAATGCCCTATGAAAATAGTAATCAGAATCTTTTTCCATTGCTTCATGTATATGATTTCTTCTTCTTTGTTCCGGATGTTTTGTTTGTCCGATATATCTTTTACCGTTTACGTTGTTTTTCCAAGAATAGATAATAGTCATCTTTCACCTCGTTCGTAACCTAACCTAATACTATATAGTAAAATCAAGTTTTTGACAAGCCTAAATATTAAACGGAGGATACTATGGCTATAGAATCGTTTACAACTAATATACCACAGAATACTAGTCTATTACAGGTCAACAAGTTTACCTTTTTGATTCCAGATAAACCGTATCTAAAGTATTTCTGTCAGACTGCTTCTATACCATCTGTATCAACCACAGAAATTACTATACCAACCCCATTTTCTAATACATATAGACATGGTGAAAAACTAAATTATGAACCTCTTACAATCACCACTTTGATTGATGAAGATTTGCAAGTATGGCATGAAACATATAAATGGTTATCATCATTAACACGACCCGAATCATTCGAACAGTATCCAAGAAAGTCACAAAGAGATCAAACACCTTTATACTTTGATGGGTATCTAACAATCAATACAAATGCCAATAAACCTAACATTCGTATCAAGTTTTTGAATTGTCATCCTATTTCTGTTGGTATGATCAACTTTGATACTAAATTAGATGCAGAAACCATTCCTACCTGTGACATTACTTTCCGTTATGATTTGTTTGAAGTTGAAAGATTGACTTCCTAATCAAACTGTTGTATAATGATGTTTTGGAAATGGAGTGAATATGAAACCACCGGTAAAACTTGATGATCTGCGTGAAGAATGGTGCTCTAATGATTCTATCATTGATGAAACTGAACCAGGCAAGGAACTAATCCGTGTTTCTGCTTTACACGGTAAGTATCTCAATATCCTTTCTTATCATCGTATGCTCTCACGTAAATATGTAAAAGAGTATGAAAATCTCAAACTGATTAAAACTCAATATTACTTAGGTGAACTATCTTTTGAAGAACTGCAAGAGCGTGGGTGGGAACCAGAACAGAGAAACATATCCAAACCATCTCTTCCATTGTATATGGATGCCGATGAGGACCTTACTAATCTGCTAATCAAAAAGATGATACAGGATGAGATCGTTGATCTCTGCACCCTTATAATCAAAGAACTAAATAGTAGAGTATATGCCCTCCGTGCATTTATTGAATGGAAGAAGATGACTTCGTAATGACAGATTTTATCCTACATAACAAGAATGAGGCATACCTTCATGTTAAATGTGATGAAGGTAAAGCATGGGAACTCCGTGATGCCTTTTCTTTCCGTCCTCCTGGGTTTCAGTTTGTTCCTTCTTACAAGCAGAAACTCTGGGACGGATATTTGCGTCTATACTCACCTAACAATGGGTTGATATATCGTGGTCTAGGGCCACATGTAACAAAATGGATTGAAGATAAAGGTTATACCTATGAATATGCCGACGAAGACCTTGACACCTCATTCTCTATTGAAGAGGCTAAAGAGTTTGTTGAAAAACTTAACCCAAAGCACCCTCCTAGAGATTACCAGATGGATGCTTTTGTTCACGCTATCCGCAGTAAGCGTCGTATTGTTATTTCCCCTACTGGCAGCGGCAAGTCTTTACTACTATATCTTGTATGCAATTACCTTCTCAAGCAAGGTAAACGAGGACTATTAATCGTACCTCGGTCAGCACTTGTTGAACAGATGTTTACAGACTTTGAGGACTATTCTGTTAACAATGGTAAAGATATGTTCAAATATTGTTGGAGAGTTTATTCTGGTAGAGATAAACATTCTCAGCATCCTATCATCATATCTACATGGCAGTCTTTGCAAAGATTACCTAAAGAATATTTCGAACAATTTGATTACGTTATTTGCGATGAGGTGCATCAGGCACAGGCGAAGGCCCTGACAGATATCGTTTCTAAATGCACAAAGGCAGAATACCGTCTTGGTGTAACAGGCACACTATCGGGCGCCAAGGCTCATGAATGGGTTCTAATCGGTCTATTCGGACAGATATACAAGGCAACAACTTCTGCTGAGTTGATGAAGAAGAAACAATTGGCAGAATTGACAATCAAATGTCTTCTATTGAAATATAGTGAAGAAGAATGTCAGTATATGAAGACTGCATCTTATCAAGAGGAAATTGAATATATCATTTCTAATGTTGAAAGAAATAAGTTTATTGTAAATCTGGCACTTTCATTAGAAGGTAACACTCTAATGCTATTCAACTATGTTGATAAGCATGGCAAGGTCCTACATGACATGCTAAATAAGAAAGTTAAAAACGGTCGAAAAGTATTTTTTATTCATGGAGGAACAGATGTTGAAGACAGAGAAGAAATTAGACGTATCCTTGAAACGGAAACTAATGCCATACTTGTTGGCAGTATTGGTGTTCTCAGCACTGGGACTAATATTGTCAATCTATCCAATGTTATATTCGCATCACCTTCCAAAAGCAAAATTAGGAATCTACAATCTATCGGTCGAGGGCTTAGAGTATCAGAGACTAAACAATCCGCCACTCTCTTTGATATTGCCGATGACTTTAAGTGGAAGTCTAGAGACAACTTCACCCTTAAACACTTTTTCGAGAGGATTAAAACCTATAGTGAAGAAAAGTTTAAGTTCCGCATATACAAAATTAACATGAAGGACAGATAATGACTGATAATGATAAAGAATATCCTCCCGTAAAGTTTCTTCGTTTGAAGAATGGTGATGATATTGTTTGTGAAGTGGTGGAAATTGGAGATGAGGATATAGATACATATCTTCTTATCAATCCATATAAAGTTTTATATATGCCTAGTGGTGATAGAGGAACAGTGCAGATTGCATTCATGCCATGGGTATTCTCTCGTATATGTGATAAACAAGAGTTTATGATTAGTATAGAAGATGTTCTATTGATGTCTGATGTATCCGAATATATGATAAAGTATTATTGGGATACTATGGACGGACCTCAAGAAAAAGAAGAGGAAGAAATCACACCCGAGGAAGAACAAGAACTAAATGATTTAGAGGGTGAAAATTTTGTTAATAACTTACTAAACTACTTAGGAGTAAATGGTAAAAGGACATTACACTAATGGCAACCACAAACATAACATCAAACACAAACCCATATCTTACATTTGACGATGCCGACCTAACGGACGATTTTGGTTTTTCTTTTGGTTCGGAAGATGAAATTGCTGCACAGGCTCTTGCGCCCGCATCAGATGAAATTACCGACCTTAAACTGAGATTACAGGCAATTAGGAAGATTTATCTACCTCTATTACAGAACCTAGCAAAGAACTCCGATCAACCTATCATCAAGTGGCCAGATCGTGGTCCTGTCCTTAAGAAGCAGATTGATAAACTCACAACTCTCACAGATCCGGGATTTAAGTGAACTTTAAGGCCGATGCTTCGCATCGGTTTCGCTTCGCTCAACCGTGAGCATTTGGTTATATTTGGTGGTGGTCTTGGTGAAGATTATACAAAAACTTAAAAAACATGTCAAGCCCCAAAATTTATATTTGCCAAAAATTTTTTTTAGTGTATAATGTCTTTAAATGCTTAAAGAAAGTTCTGAGAATGGTAAAGAAAAAGAATCATTATGTAGATAACGAAAAGTTTCTAGAAGATATTATGAAGTATAAAGAGAAAGTAAAGTATGCCTCTGATAATGGTCTAGAGAAACCTAGAGTCTCAGAATACTCAGGTAAGTGTATATACTTGATTGCGGAAAACCTGTCACATAAGCCTAGGTTCATGAACTATTCATTTCGTGATGAACTTGTGTCTGATGCCATAGAAAACTGCTTTTTATATTTCGATAACTTCAATCCTGAGATATCTAAAAATCCCTTTGCATACTTCACACAGATAATCTATTTTGCCTTTCATCGTCGTATCTCAAAAGAGGAAAAGAATAGATATATAATGTATAAAAAGTTTCAAGAAGGTATTCTAGAAACAACTCAACAGTTTGATGGTTTTAATGTTGAGAGTCACTCACTACTTTTAGACAGTGCTGACAATCATGTTATGAATACACAAATGTATGATAACATTAATGACTTCATTAGAAAGTTTGAAGATAGGGAAGCGGCAAAGAAAGAAAAGAGAAAACAAGCAAAAGAAGGACTTGAAAAGTTTGTAGGAGATGATGATGAAGGAAGAGAATCAGTTTGAGGTACCATTTCAGGTTCAAACCCTGATTACCTCTTTATCAAACAAAAACGAGAGAGTGCATATACGTGGTAACTATCGTATGAGATTAGAAGGTATAAAGCGAGCAATCGATAATGCTATTCTAGAGTATGATAGAGAGATGGGTACCGCACCACAAAAAATGTTTTATCCGAAAGGAAAACGCTAATGAAATATACAGCACCAGTCGATTCAACTCTATTCTTACTTCGTGATGTTCTAAAGTTTGACCATGAACTAACAGAACCTATCTTGACAGAAGCAGCAAGACTATGTGAAGAAGTTATTGCTCCTACTAATCAAGAAGGCGACCGCATAGGTTGTCATAGAAGTGACATAGATGGTAATATCAAAGTTCCTTTTGTGTTTCATGAACCTTGGAAGAAATTTAAAGAAGGTGGTTGGATTGGTTTATCAGTTCCTGAGGAGTATGGCGGACAAGGCTTACCATATGCACTTGCAAGTGCTATCAACGAGTTTGTATCCTCGTCTAACATGGCTTTTTCTATGTATCCTGGGCTTAGTCGTGGAAATATCCAGGCACTCCTCGAAGTAGCAAATGAAGAACAGAAGCGAACATTCATTCCTCGTATGGCATCGGGCGAATGGACTGGCACGATGAATCTCACTGAACCACATTGCGGAACTGATCTTGGTTTGATTAAGACAAAAGCAGTTCTTAGTCCACTAGTGAACGAGAAACTTGGTGAGTGTTATGTTCTAGTTGGTCAGAAGATTTTCATTTCTTGTGGTGAACATGATCTAGCAGACAATATTGTGCATCTAGTTCTAGCTCGTATTCAAGGCGATCCAGAGGGAACGAAGGGTATCAGTTTATTTGTAGTTCCTAAGATTTTATCTGATGGAAAACCCAATAGCGTTTCGTGTGGATCAATTGAACATAAGATGGGCATTCATGGTTCGTCAACTTGTGTCATGAACTATGAGGGCGCAGTAGGATATCTTGTTGGCGAACGCTGCAAGGGTCTCAATGCCATGTTCATTATGATGAATGAAGCAAGACTTGGTGTTGCTGTTCAGGGTCTATCACAATCAGAACTGGCGTATCAGAATGCTCTATCGTATGCTAAAGAACGTATTCAGAGTGCTAAACTCACGGATCCAAAAGGCAAATCAGTTGCCATTATCAATCATCCTGATGTTCGTCGTATGCTTATGGATATTCGTAGCATTAACGAAGCTGCTAGACTTCTGGTATTGGAAGCGGCGATGCTTTGTGAAGATAAAAGCGATAGTGCCCAAGATCGTTTAGGTCTACTCACTCCTATTCTTAAGGGTGTGCTAACAGATTATGGATTTGAGAATGCTGTCAAAGCACAGCAAGTCTTCGGTGGTCATGGTTACATCAAGGAATGGGGCATGGAGCAGATTGTTCGTGACGCTCGTATTGCCCAAATCTATGAGGGTGCTAATGGTATTCAGGCACTAGACCTTGTTGCTCGTAAGTTACCTAAGAATATGGGGCGTGCTGTTCGTAATTTCTTTGATGATACAGAAGACCTAATCACCAAGGCATATAATAAGGACCTTCATGTTATTGTTCAACCTTTAACTGTTGCTAGAAACGATTTAAAGATTGCAACAGAATGGCTTGTGAATAACGGATTAAAGAATCCTAACAATGCTGGTTCTGCTTCATATGACTACATGAAGTTGTTTGGATTGGTGCTGCTTGGGTTTGCTCATGTTCGTATATGTATGGCTACTGATGATAAAGAGCGACACAACAATGCACTTTATTTTATGCAGCGTATTCTTCCTGAAACATATATGTTACTTAATCGTATCAAGGCAGGAAGCGATACAATGATGAATGTAGAGTTTTGATATGGATATTGATGACTTCGTTAAAGAAATAGATCAGAATATTGAATGGTTTTGTGACAAGGTAGTCGAACCTGTTCCTCAAAATGTAGAGGATAAAGATAAAGTTATGAAAAGGATGATACAATTAGGATGGTTGAGACAATCAGAATATGAAACGTATCAAATGGTTACCAAAGAGGATTGACGAAATCATTTTTCTGGTATATACTGTTGTTAAGAATATCCTAAATGACATCAAGGAAAAATTATGGCAAAGATTGCATTAGTTACTGATACACACGCAGGTGTTCGTAATGATAATCCTGCATTTCAAAATTATCAGAAACGTTGTTGGGAATGGTTCTTTGATTACATTGATGCTAACAGTATCAAACATGTCATTCATCTTGGTGACATTTATGATCGTCGCAAGTATATTAATTTTATGTCGGCGAAGCGACTTCGTGAGGACTTTCTAGAACCTCTACAGGAGCGAGGCATTGAAACACATATTGTTCAAGGTAATCACGATTCTTACTACAAAGATACACACGAAGTTAATGCTCTTGAGGAAATTATCTCTGGAAGATATGATTACATTAATACTTATAGTGTCCCTAGTATCATCAGTATTGATGGGTTTGATATTCAACTGATGCCATGGATTACCGAATCAAATAAGAAACAAGCATTAGAAGCAATTGATAAACCAAAATCATCAATACTCATGGGACATCTTGAGTTGAATGGTTTTACTATGCATAGAGGATTGATAGCAGACCATGGCATGGATAGAATATCTTTTGATAAGTTTGATCACGTTTATTCTGGTCATTATCATCACCGTTCTACGATTGGTAATATCAGTTATATTGGTGCCTTTGCAGAATACACTTGGCACGATTATAACGATTCTAGAGGATTTTCTATCTTTGATACGGACACCAGGGTTCTAGAGTTTATTCAGAACCCATATAAGATTTTTAGAATTGCTCGATATGATGATGTAGACAATCCTAATATTGTAGAGAAGATTCAGCAAACCGACTTTAGCAAATATAAAGATTGCTTCGTTAAAGTTGTAGTCATAAATAAGAGTAATCCATATGCTTTCGATCTTCTATTTGATTCTATCTACAACGCAGGCCCTTTGGATATTCAGATAGTGGAAGATCCAACTATTCTTTTGGACAATGAGGAAGATACGGAAATTGATGAAGCGGAAGATACTGTAACGATTCTAAAGAAGTATATTGACGGGTTGACACTCCCGATTGAGAATGTAAAAATGAAGCAGTTTATGATTGACGTTTATAATGAAGCGTTACAAGTTGAAACAGTATAGGAAACATTGATATGAAAAAACTAATACCTTGGGTTGTGTTCGTTGTAGTTGCTATGGGATTATATTTCATGGCAGTACCACAAGAACATCATTTAACAAATGAAATTTCATATTCGGACTTTGTATCTCAGGTCGAAAGTAATAATGTTCATGATGTAACAATCAGTGACTATCAGTTGACTGGTCACTTTCAGAAAGATAATAGGGCATTTAGCACAAATGTTGCTGGACTCTCCACCCTATTACCAAAACTAGAAGAACATAAAGTTAATATTACAGTTAAGAATGTTAGCGAGAATGCTTTTTGGACAGGCATTTTAGTTAATATTTTCCCTGTTATATTGTTCTTTGGACTATGGATGTATCTGACACGCCGGGCAGGTGGTGCCGCCGGCGGCGCAATGGGATTTGGTAAGTCTAAAGCCAAGTTGTTAACCGAATCAAGTGGCACCAAGACATTTGATGATGTTGCTGGTGTTGATCAAGCAAAAGAAGACCTACAAGAGATTGTAGAGTTTCTACAAAACCCAAAAAAGTTTGAACGCCTCGGCGGTAAGATTCCAAAGGGTGTCCTACTAGTTGGTCCTCCAGGCACAGGCAAGACATTGCTTGCTAGAGCCGTTGCAGGTGAAGCAGGTGTGCCGTTCTTTAGTATTTCTGGTTCTGACTTCGTTGAAATGTTCGTAGGTGTTGGTGCATCCCGTGTTCGTGATATGTTTGATCAAGCAAAGAAAAATGCTCCTTGTATCGTCTTTATTGACGAGATTGATGCTGTTGGTCGTTCCCGTGGTGCTGGCATGGGCGGTAATGACGAGCGTGATCAGACACTAAACGCCATGTTAGTAGAAATGGATGGTTTCAATGATAATCAGGGTATTATTGTTATTGCTGCTACTAACCGTGTCGATGTGCTTGATAAGGCTCTCACACGACCTGGGCGATTTGATCGTCAAATCGCTGTTCCAAATCCCGACTTCGTAGGTCGTGAAAAGATTCTAAAGGTTCATACACGCAAGGTACCGCTAGGTGCTGATGTTGACCTTAGAACAGTTTCTAGAGGTACGCCTGGTTTTTCTGGTGCTGATCTTGCTAACCTTGTAAATGAAGCCGCTCTACTAGCAGCAAGACGTTCAAAGCGTATTGTCACATCACAAGAGTTTGAGGATGCTAGAGATAAGATTCTGATGGGTGCGGAACACAGAACTCTCCTTATGACCGAAGAAGAGAAGAAGATGACTGCCTATCATGAAGGTGGACATGCTCTTGTTTCTCTAAACATGGAAGGATCAGTCCCTATTCATAAAGCAACCATTATACCTCGTGGTCGTGCTTTGGGTATGGTTCAGTCTCTTCCTGAGCGTGATCAAATCTCACAGTCATATGAAGAAATGGTGGCACAACTTGCTATGGCAATGGGCGGCCGTGTAGCCGAAGAGATTATTTTTGGTGAAGATAAGATTACTTCTGGTGCTTCTGGTGATATTCAGCAGGCTACAAAACTTGCCCGTGCCATGGTCACACAACTTGGTTTCTCGCCACTCTTAGGAAGAATGGCATATGATGATCCAAATTCCGATATGTTCCGTGGTCCTAAGATTGCCGAAGATACTCAGAAGATTGTTGATGTGGAAATCAAAAGACTTGTAGAAGAAGGATATCAGACCGCCAAAAAAATCCTCACCGAGAAGAGAAAAGACCTTGACACACTAGCACAAGGTCTGCTAGAATATGAAACATTGTCCGGAAATGAAATCAAGGACTTGTTACAAGGAAAGAAACCAACAAGAGAATTTTGATATGATTACATTCCATGTGATTAGATATAAGAACTTTCTATCATCTGGAAATGTGTTTACCGAAATTGAACTAGACTCCCATAAGAACACATTAATTATGGGTCACAACGGCGCAGGGAAGTCCACCATTCTGGACGCCCTGTGCTTTGTTTTGTTCGGTAAGCCATTTCGTAAGGTGAACAAGGGTAACGTTGTTAACTCTATCAATACCAAACAGTGTGTGACTGAGATTGAGTTTTCAATCAACAACCGCCGTTATAAGGTCGTGCGTGGAGTCAAACCAAATGTGTTTGAAATCTATATCGACGGAGTTATGATAAACCAAGATGCGGCCGCCAAGGACTATCAGGAACATTTAGAGAAGAACATTCTCCGCATGAACTATAAGTCTTTCACACAGGTCGTCATTCTAGGTTCTGCTTCTTTTGTTCCTTTTATGCAGTTGTCCGCTAATGATCGACGGGCGGTTATTGAGGACTTGTTAGACATTCAAATCTTTACATCTATGTCTACCGTGGTCAAGAATCGACTACAGATCAATCGTGAAACATTGGAAAAGAACCGTGTTATTCTAACATCTAAAGAAGAAAACAAGTCATACATTGAGAAGACTTTACGCTCTCTTAAGTCTAACAATGAAGACAAACTAAAAGAACTAGAAGCAAAGAAAGAACGACTAGAGTTTGACCTTGATGTTCAGAGACAAGGTGTAAAGAATCGTCAGGCGCTCCTTGACAAGGCCCTTGAAAGAGACCTTGATCTATCACCGTTTAAGACAAAGCATTCAAAGTTGGTATCATTTCGTGCCAAGATGGAAGCCAATCGAGATAAGTATGTCAAGGATACAGACTTCTTTGCGGCATCAGGTACATGTCCGACATGCCGTCAGGACATTGCACCTGAGTTTTCTAAGAAGATGATTGAGGACAACGATAGAAAGATTCATGAACTTTCTGACGGACTAAATAAGGTTGAACAACAAATCGACTCCGTTTTGGTAGAGATTGATGAGATTGAAAAGATTCTCACAAATATTAGCAACATTAAAATGGACTTGGCATCTGCTAAGTCTTCCTATAACAATGTTGCTAATAATCTTCGTCAAGTTGTGGATGAGATTGAGAACTTTGCTCTTTCGGACAAAACAACCCAAGAGTCAGAACGACAACTCACCAACATCGAACATGATATTTCCACCCTCCAAAAGGAGAAGGAGACCCTTCTAGATGACAGACAGTATATTGACTTGGCCTCCACGTTGCTCAAAGACGGTGGGATTAAGACACGCATTATTAAGCAGTATCTCCCCGTTATCAACAAACATATCAATAAGTACCTGGGTAAGCTCGGTTTCTTTGTCAATTTCAACATCAATGAATCATTTGAAGAAAGTATCAAATCTCGTTATAGAGACGAGTTCAGCTATCACAATTTCAGTGAGGGCGAGAAGCTTCGGATCGACTTGGCAATCCTCCTCACTTGGCGTCAGATTGCTAAGATGAAAAACAGCGTAAACGTCAACATTCTTGTGTTTGATGAGATCCTTGATCGTGCGATGGACTCAACAGGTATTGATGAGTTCATTAGAATTATGTGGGATATTGGTCAAGAAGGTACAAATGTTTTTGTTATCTCTCATAAAGATACAATGGTTGATCGATTCCAAAGAACATTAAAGTTTGAAAAGATAAAAAATTTTTCTGTCTTATCAAAGGATCAGTGATGAAATATACTATTGGAACACTCGTTACAAACTGGGACGAGTATAAAATTATGAGAGATTCTTTTGTCAAGTCAGGTTTTGAAGATGATTGTGAGTTTCTAACAATAGACAATACCGACGGTAACAAGATGGATGCCTTCGGTGGTAACAACTGGATTTTAAATAATGCAAAGGGTGAGTATGTCATTCTATGTCATCAGGATGTTAGAATCAAATATGATACAAGAAAGACTCTGGACAATCAGTTAAGAAAATTGACAAATATGGACCCTAGTTGGGGTCTCGCCGGCAATGCAGGTGGTTTAAGACCAGGACACAGAGCATTACGTATTACTGATCCTTTTGGTTTTAACCAAAATATTGGCGGCCCATTTCCCGTCAGAGTCGAAACGTTAGATGGTAACTTTATCATTGTAAAGAAAAGTTCAAGATTATCTTTTTCAAACGATCTTGAAGGTTTTCATTTTTATGATGCTGATATCTGTCTTCATGCAGACCAATATGGATATGGTATCTATGTTATAGATTTTCATATTGAACATTTAGGACAAGGTAAATTTGATTCTGTGTTTCAAGAAAATAAGAAAACTTTTATGGAAAAGTGGACACATAAACTAAGGAATCGTCCTTTGCAGTTGACTACCGTTTTGATCAAAGTATGACTTGACTTTCTTATAGTTCTTTGTTATAATAAGTCCAAGGTAAAATACACATGCTAAACATAAAATATATCCGTGCCCTTGCCGAAGCAGAAAGATTGATGGACGATGGTAAGATACCGTTTGTCTGGGCAAAAAATGCTTACGGTGAGTTAGAAAGGTTGTCTGTAAATCCTCAGATAATGAAAGAGTTTAATCTAAGACAAGGTCAGTCCGTTAATAGCATTATCGTTGATGCCATTTCCATAAGATCAATGGAAATTATTCATGAGAAACTAGAACAAGTAACACAAGAATTAGAAGACTCTTTATTGGATCCAGATTTTGACTACAGGATTATGATTGATGATGACAATTATTGAAACGCCTTTTGGTTACTTCACCTACAACATAGATAATCTTTATACCGGGTTATCGCAGATGGGACATACTGATGAGGAAGCGAATTGAGTTTATCCTAGAGTGGGGTTCAACTCTAGTTTTGTTTTATGGTGTGTTTCTCACATCACGAAACATATATCCTGCCAATGTTTACTTTTCACTGGCCGGCAACTTTGGGTGGATGATTGTTGCACTTACATGGCGCAAAACTTCACTTATAGTTATTCAGGTTTTTATGACCTTACTCTATCTCAATGGTCTATACGAAACAGGAGTATTCAAGTTATGAGATACAATCACTGGTTTTGGAACTCTAGATTTATGGATGTTGTTGAAAGTTTAGTAATTCGCATCAGTAACATTATCTGGAGCAAGAAGTATGGAAAAAATTGATCCGCATCGGACTCACCACTATTCGCATGAACAAATCATTATGACGGCATATACACTAGATTTGCATAATGTGAAAACAAATCCTAAGTATGATAATGTTCGTGAAATTCTAGAGAACTTCATGAATGAGCGTGTTAAAGAAATCAAAGATCGTTGGAAGTGATGGAGAACTAAGTGGCAAAAAGTGATGAAGAACTAAAAGATGTAGAACGCCAATGGACAGAATTTCAAGAAACATTTAAAGCACCTGAGGCCCTCAGTGACAACGAACTAAAACAAGCTGTCACTGATGACCTTAAAGTCGTATCTGCTATGACTGTAGAAGAATATACCCTCTATCAGAAGTGGTTGGAAATTCATATCAAATATCCACTATCAAATGGTTTGTTTGGTCAAGAATTGAATGGTGATGATGAACTGGAAATTCGTCTGACCAAAAATAACATCTGGATACCAGAAAGTCCTGATGATTATAAGAAGTTAGAACCTGTTCTAATCTATTCTAATGGTGGCATAATGGCCAGCAAGTGGAATACAATTAGAACATTTACTTCTACCATGAAGAATAATAACAACATCGGCCGCAATCTAAATTACATTGTTCAAGATGATGTTACAGGAAAGTACCTAGGGGTAATTTGTATTTCCTCTGACTTCTTGGATTTGACTCCTAGAGATAACTATATTGGTTGGTCCCGTGACGTTAAGACAAGTCAGGGTATGATTAATCATACCGCCATTGGTTCGACAATCGTACCATTGCAACCACTCGGTTACAACTATGTTGGTGGTAAACTGTTAGCATTGATGTGTCTGACAGATGAAGTTCAAAACAGATGGAAGGAACTATATGGTGATAAACTCGTTGCTGTCACTACTACATCTTTATACGGTCAGAATAAGGCTGGAGGTTTATCGCAATATGATAATCTCAAACATTGGAAGAAGATGGGATACACAAGCGGCTCTGTCTCTTATGAGGCAAGAAAACCTACTGTAGCACTAATGATTGATTGGTTGAAGAAGAACCATACAAGAAAGTATTTTGAATGGTATGTGGCCAAGAATCTAGATGGTATGCCTTTTAAGCGTGATCACAAGAACCGTTCTTATACCTTTATCTATTCGCAACTTGGTATCGATAAAGAACTGATCAGGTCCGAACATGCCCGTGGTATCTACTTCAGTCCTCTATATACAAATACCAACGAATTTCTCCGCAAAGAGATTACAGAAGATAAGTTGGTCAAATCATTTGATACCAGCTATGAATATCTAACAAAGTTGTGGAAAGAAAAGTATGTGGAACGCCGTGTTCGTTCTTTGATGGAACGTGGAGCATTTTCAAAGGAAACGCTCTTTTATGATGACATAGTATATCTCGATTGGGAAGAAACAAAGGCGAAGTATTTGCCACAAGTAGGAAGATAAAATGCAGTATTTCAACTTTCGTAAACTAGAACAATACATGGAAATATTTGATGCCATATGGATTAGTCTTGCTGTATTCTTTATAGTTTGGACTCTTGCGTCACTATACTATTGGTCTACTGAGGATCTCCGCCTGCGACATTCTGACGCACCTAAAAACCACAAAAAGTGATTGATTTCCGTTTTCCGCTTTGATATAATGTTTTCATAGTCGAGAAAGAAAGGAAACATTATGTCGAATCAGAACGAAGCTCTCCTTGCCCGTATCGCTGATCTTGAGGCTCAGGTTGCTAAGTCCAAGACGGCCAAGGCTTTGACTCTTAAGGTCTCCCCTAAGGGTGCTGTATCTCTTTATGGTATGGGTCGCTTTCCTGTGACTCTTTATGCTTCTCAGTGGGAACAGGTTCTTTCGGAAGCGGAAAAGATTAAGTCTTTCCTTGAAAAGAACAAATCCGTCCTTGCTGCAAAGGCGTAAGGTGTTGAAAACGAGGGGTCTTTATGACCCCTCTTTTTTTGTTGCTTTTCCTTAAATCATACTGTATAATGGTCAGACAATTCAGAAAGGAATCGTATGCACACTAACAATTCCAATTCGCTGCTTGCTAAACTGCTTGCAACGGAAAACATCACTGTCCAGCATCAATCTGGTATTAAAACTGCTATGTTCGACCTTAAGAACCGTGTTCTTATGCTTCCTGTATGGCAAGAAATTTCTAAAGACCTTGAGCATTTGCTTATCGGTCATGAAACTGCCCACGCTATTGATACTCCAACCGCCGAAGAATATAAAGAGGCGTATGAAACCATTGCGAAGAATGTGTTTGGTGATACTGTCACCAACCGTCTCACCCGCACGGTTGCTGGCTTCTTGAATGTTATTGAGGATGCTCGTATTGATAAACGCCAGAAGCGCCGTTATCCTGGTCTTCGTAAAAACTATTTGCTCGGTTATCAAGAATTGCTTGACCGTGACTTCTTCGGCACGAAGGGTCGTGACATTAATGCAATGAACTTTATTGACCGCTTGAATATCTATTTCAAGGGTGGCAATGTTAACCTCAATATTGAGTTTACACCCGAAGAACGTGCCTTCCTTAAGCGTGTCGAAAACCTTGAAAAGTTTGATGAGACGGTTCTCCTGACCGAAGAGGTTTATCGTTTTTGCAAAGACCAGATTGAAAACTCGGATGCTCATATCGATATCGGTCTGGGTGAGTCCTCAGAAGATGGAGAAGATGGCAATGAGTTTGATTGGGATTCTGACGGCGATGGCGCCGGTGATTTTGACTCTGATGAGGGCAGCGAGTCTGACTCCGATGAAGGCGAAGGTGAGGGTGAAGGTGAATCTGATGAACCTAACGAAGGAGGTCTGACCCGTGGTACAGGCGATATTGGCACTAATGGCAGCGGTTCTGCCGGCAATGGTGCTGGTGCTGATGGTAATGTTGAGGGTCCTGTCCCAGAGTCAATGACCGACCGTGTCTGGGAACAAAAGAAAGAAGAATTGGTCCGTGATGTTAATGCGGATTATATCTATCTTTCTATGCCTGAGTTTGACTATGCCAAGCAGGTTCACGATTATAAGCGAGTTCTAAAAGATTGGCGTAACGATATTAGCAACACTAATAGACAGTTTATCCGCTTTATCACTGCCGAATCTTATAACGAGGCTCGCCGTGAGATGATGGAGTGGAAGTCAAAAGAGAAAGATACCATTTCGTTCCTTGTCAAGGAGTTTGAACAGCGTAAGTCTGCCGAGATTTATTCTCGCATTTCTATCGCAAAGACCGGTGTTATTGACACCAATAAACTCCATGCTTACAAGCATTCTGATGATATCTTCCGTCGTCTGTCTG